CGGTTGAGGCTCCAGCAGGCCGTGGGCTCCCCGTCGGTCACTGTCCGGCTGCCGTCCAATACCCATTCTCCCGGCTCCAGTGTAGCTACTGCTACATCATCCACTCCCGCCATCAGCCGGGAGCTGCTGCAGAAGCCCTGTCCGCCGATCCAAGCGGCTGTGCCGGCTTCCTGTGCCCCTACAGGATAGTCGAGGTATTTCGCGTACATACTCATTTGGGCCGCCTCCTCGGGCTCATGGCGACGAATGACAGCTGTATCTCTCCCCATTGCGTGTGGTCTGGGTCAAGCCTGATGAGAGCCTGCTCGCCGCTCGTGATATACATGCGTTGTGTGATGGTGTCCTGATTGTATGGGAATGTACACACATGGGATACGGTCGGCTCGCTCAAAATGTCCCACAGAGCGTCCAGATCCGCCGCCCCGACGCCGTTTGCCCGTGCACGGATGGTCATTTTGTAGTTGTAAAAAGTACCGATGACGTCCCGGAACATCTCACCGTCGGCGGTTCGTCCGGTTTTTTCGCTGTCCAGGATGGAAAATGAACGGCTGTGGCTGGTCACCAGCACGTTATACGCCTTGCCGTCAAGAAGAAAAGTAGGAGGTTGTGCAGCCATATCCTCACACTACCCCCTTTACAAGTCTCGTTCCTCTGCGGTGCTGCTCACGTTCAATGACCGGGTGCAACACTCTTGCCAGCTGGGCAAGGTCTCCGGTGAATTTGATGGTGATATCTCCGCCGCCCTGCTGCGTCATCACTTCGGACAGTGCCTGCTTGATGGTCTCCAGCGGGGCTTCGATGTTGGTGCCGCTGCTCTGGTCGCCCAGAACGGCCATAAACTCACGATTCGGCGGAATGACCGCGCCCTGGGCAAGGTAGGGGATTTTTCCGATACTCGGGAAGTTAAAGCCTACCGTGTTCCCAGTAAACGGGTTTGTGAACGATATGCCGTTGACTTTCTCAATGACCCAGTTGATGGAGTCGATCAGACCATTCAGGATTCCTATAATTGCATTGATGGGTGCGAGTGCGATGGCCTTTAGAGCACCAAAGATACCGGCAAAGATTTCTTTGACTCCTTTCCATGCGCGTTCCCAGTCTCCCGTAAACACGCCGCGGATAAAGTCGATGATGCCATCGAATATCAGTTTGATGCTGTTCCAAATGTTTTTTACGTTCGCAAAAAACGCGTTCAGCAGATTGCCCAGGATGCCAAAGCTTTGGCTCCAGTCAGTCACGAAGATATTTTGCAGAAATGCATCGATCTCCTGCAGTTTCGCCTGTATCTGGTCACCCCATTTGGCGATAACGGCAATGAAGAGGATGACGAGCCCAAGCAGGATTGTCGGCCACAAACCAATAGCCGCAACGATGGTAGAGAGCAGCGTGCCTATGCCGGAGACGACATGGGGCAATATGCTTGTGAAAAGAGTGCTGATGCAGGAGCCAAGCCCAGACAGCAGCATGGGCAGAAGTTGGGCGCCGAACATACGGAGCAGCTGTAGGCTGGAAAAAATCACCAACCCCATCAGTAGTGATGGCAGCAGCGGCTCAATGAGGCCGCCGAGGGAACGCAGAAGGCCAGCCCAATCAATGGCCTCGATCATATCCAATATCCCTTCTCCGATTTTTCCCCAATCCACACTTTGAATGGCCTCTGCAAGAGCATCGATAAAGCCGATCGCAAAACTGCTGATCTGTGCGCCCAACATTGCCCAATCGAGGTTCGCGAGAAAAGTGCCGAGTGTGCGTATCGCAATCGTGAATTTTGATGCGAAGAGTGCGCCAAGCTGTGCGCCGTCCACCTGGTTCAGAAGGCTGTTAACAAATGCGGCCAACTTGGCCCCGAGCCCATTCCAATCGAATGTGGTGAGAAAGCTGAATGCAAACGATATCCCGTTCTGCAGCATCCCGCCCAGTTTCTGCCCCCAGCCATAGGCGTCCCAGCCGGCAATAATACTGTTGAGCTTGTCCGCAAGCATTGTACCGGCTCCGGCCCAGTCGCCGCCCTTGATGGCATCCGTCAGGCTGTCGAGGAACGGATTGCTTGCCTCGTAAGCAAGGTTTGGCGGTGATGCGCTGCCACCACCTGAACCGGAACTGGTATCCAGCGTGTTGATGGTGTCGAAACCGGCCAGCGCTTTTTTTGCGGCATTCGTACCGGCGGCCACTCCGCCCATAGCCTTTGCGGTGGATTTTAGGCTTGCAATGCTTTTCCCGCTGAAAAAAGCGAATAGCCTGCCGATGTACGACAGCGCGATTGCTGCGGCATTTGCAATAGCGGTCAGGGCTGGAGTGAGCGCTGAGACGAGCGGCGCAGCAGCATTCAGGGCGGCTCCCTTGAGGTTGGAAAGGGCAGATGTAAATGCGCCGGATTTCGTGAGCGCATTGTTCATTCCGGTCACGAAGCCGCGCAGTGCTTTGGAGATCCCATTAAATATCAATGCACCGAGCGCAATTTCACGCAGCCGGCTGCCGAAATGTCCCACTGCCTTTCCACCCAGCTTGGTTCGTGCTGTAAGGCGTTTGAAACCGTCGGAAAGTCGGCTGACAGCGCGGTGTGCCTTGCCCGCAAAGGAAGAAATACCCAGAACAAAGCTCGACATGGCACTTGCAGCTCTCGCCTTTATTTGCTGCGCGCCCATTGCGGCATTGATTCCGTCCAACCGTTCGCGCAAAACCTGTTGCGCTGCGGCCATATGCTGCGTGCTCTGTGCATGCGCGTCTACTGCGGCCTTTGCCGCGATTACCGCCGCCTCCTGTTTCGAAAGCGTTGCAGCGAGCGCTTCTGACTGCTTTACCGCCTCCGGGTTGTTGAGCATTGCGTTGGTTTTTGCCATGCTTGAAAGCGTCGAGGGCTTAAAGTTCTGAAACCCTGGTGTGGCTTTGATTTTGGCAAGCTCTGTCTGTTTTGCGGTTTCCAGCTTTGTGTTGACCCTTTCAAGCTCCGCAGCGGTATCCGCAGCAGCCTTTTGGGCTTGCCGGAGGTTGTCCGCCAGTTTTGTATCGCTTTTTGCAGCCGCCAGTTTTTGGTCGAGCCTGGCTATTTCTGCGGCGGTGCTTTTTGCATCTTTTTGCAATACAGCAAGGTCTTTCAACGCCTGCTCTTTGCGTATTTTGGTGTCTATTACGATTCTTGCGTCCGCCATGCTCACACCCCCAATCGTTCAAAAAATGCCTGCTCCTCCGAGGTCAGCGTTGGTGCAGTGCTTATCAGGTCCGGGTTGTCCCGGACAAATTCCTGCTCGTACTTTTCCAGCTTTTGGCCCTTTATCCGTTTGCTTCGTATGCCCACAACGGTAGCAAAAAGCCCCCGCCCGATGCTGCTGTATGCTCCGATAAACTCCCACCAGTGCAGGTAATCGCACCGGCGGCAGGAATATCCGAGCACCGCATCGATGGCGGGGGCGATCAATCCCGCGTCCTTTGTCCAGTCGACAAGCTTTGGCTTGGGCGGCTGGGTTTCAGGCGTGGGTTCACCCAGATTGATAAATTCCATTGCTGCTTTGAACGCTCCATCCCAATCCTGTATATCCTTCCACTCGGGATAGAGTATACGCACGCATGCGGCAGCCCTTTCGGGCATGGTCAGATCCAGGTCATCCAATGCAGCCAGTGCGTCCAACACGGCGCGAAAATCCGAGCGGATGGGCGTTTCTTTTCCGTCAACAGTCGCGGTCGTGGGCAGGCTCCACGCGCTCACCGCTGTCCGGGCGCAAGGCCGATGGCCTTACCCTCGTATTTTCCGGTATGCGCTTTAATGCGGGCTTCGCTGTTGGCCTGTGCAGTTTTCTGTGCCTCCAGAATAATAGGTTCAACAGCCTGCAGAACGTGGTCGAGTACCATGCTGCCGTCCTCGCAGATCGCAAGGCTGCTGACCTGCTGGAAGAACACTTCCGAAACCGGCGTGCCGAAAGCATGGTCGATTTGCGCTTTCACCTCGCGGTCAAGCATGGCCAGACCGTCCGCCGTGTCGTATTCTCCTTCTGGAGTGCTTGCCAATTCGCGCACGCGCTTCTCGGCGTCCTTCCACCGGGGCAGCAGCCCCGGGTCGGAAGGGTTAAAACGGATCGTGCCGAGGGTATTCCCGTCGGTGTCGCAAACTTCAAAGCTCTTGAGCCCAAGGTCAATTTTAAGCGTTGCCATTGCGCATCCCTCCTGTTATGTTGCGGTGGTCGGCGTGAAAGTAGGCACGCCGTTTGCGACAGTAGCTGTGCCGAGGACTTTTTCATTGCTGAGATACACGTTCATCGGCATGCCGACATAGGTGCTTCCGCCAAGGCTCTGCGGTACGATCGTGCAGTTGGTGTGCTTTTCAGCGGTGAATGCGGATGCAGTGCCGAGAAAGCAGTGCACATGAAGAATGGTGAACTGGCCCAGCTCTGCAATGGCGTTGCGGCGCTCGATGTCGAGAAGCTTTGCGCTCAGTTTCTGCCCACCGCGGATGGTACAGGGGTCAAGGTCGAGCTCAGGCTTTGCGGGGCTTACCTCCGTGTCGGTAATGCCGAGAATGTCGGTCGTCTGGTTCGTGTCGTGATTGAATGCTACGCTTGCATCCTCTACGCCGCGGCCAAGAAGCTCCCACTCTTCGGTTTCACCGGTCCCCATATTTACAAAAATCATTTCGAGCTTACGGTCGGCCTTAAGGCCGTTCGCAAGATTGATAGCAGCTGCGGTATCCGCCATGGTTATGCCTCCTCTAAAATCAGTTGAATTTGTAATTGATATTCTGCGGTGTTTGCGCCGGCAGTAACGATAACTCCGGCGTTCGCTGTGCTGACGCGTTCGACATGGTATCCATCGATGCCTGTGGGGTATCGGCGCGTCCGGTTTTGTGCGCGGATCCATCTGGAAAGTCCTGAAAAGAGCTCCGCAGAAGCGATATTGGTCCCCATGTGAGCTCCGAACGGCAGACGGGCCAGAAACACCATGTTATACGTGGCGATATCGTACCCGCACACATCTTCCTTATGAGTTTCACTCGCCAGCGTGAGCGTGTACTCTACCGCCCGGTCGCCAAGATAATTGACGTTGAATCGGTCATTTTTGTCTATCAGTGGGCATTCACGCAGCCATGTGCGTGCAGCCGTCAGTGCGTCACCCATTACCGCCACCTCCTACGATAGCCTGAACTCCGCTGACGATATCCTCCTTATGCTCTGTCATGGCCCGTTCGAACCAGTAAGCGCCGCGTTCGGGCGCTTCATTGAAGTTATACTGAGGGTTATAGTACATCCGTCTGGCGTATGGCGTGTCGTACACTATGGTTCCCTGCCCGATAACGGACGCCGCCAGCGCGCTGTCTTTCAGCATGCCGGTCTCAAACGGTACCTTTGGGTCACAGTATCGGATGACTTCACTGTCCACGAACGTTTGAGCCGGGCCGCCAAGGGCGAGCCCGTGGCGCTCAAGGATGAGGCTGGCGCTGTCAAATTCCAGGCTTGCGTCAAATTCTATGGGCATCAGCTCGCCTCCACATACCAGTGTGGAGATGGACGGCCGCGGTTGTCATGCCAGTCGAGCACCGTGGCTGTGATATCTCCGCAGGTGATCTTGTCGCCGGTAGCGATCTCCAGAGGGGAGCCGGAAACAGCTTCCTCCGGGATGCGGCATTGATACACGCGCACAGGATGCAGACCGGTTGTACCGGCAGACGCTTTGTTCTTTCCGTACCAACTGCACCCTCTCAGCGTGCGCGTGGTTTCGATATCGGTATCTGTGCCGCTGTCGTAGCCGAAATGGGTTATAGTTACGGTTTTGTCGGCGCCAAGCATCAGCAACACCCCCGGTACAGCAGCCCGTAAGGGTCTGTGCCAAGAGAATCGGACAGGATATCATACAGCGCACCGGCAGCGGCGCGTCCGGCGGCGCCAACGGCGGCATAGCTTTCGCTGTATCCGTCATTGCTCGCCGCGGTAAGGAGCCCGCCGGCGCTGCGTGAGCGCGCATTGCTTTGCTGCAGCATCGCGTCAGCCATCTGGCTGCAGGCGTCTTCCAGCTCCGTTTTCAGGTCGGCGGCGTGGCCCTCGGCACGGCCGAGGGTCAGCTCGTCGATTTTTCGGGAAGCTCGCGGCCCCCACACGCCATACTGCTCTGCGCTCATAGCACCGCCCATGGCGGCGTAAGTGTCATAATCACAGTACAGCATAGGACACCTCTCAGCCGCCGCTTACAGCGGTCTCGATGCGCTTGATGTACAGCGTCTGGCCTTTGGATACCTTCGTGCCAAACACCTTGCGGCCCTGCACTGCAGAGGCGCCAATGTATTTGCCGGAGCCCGCCAGGTCCTGCTTATGCACGGGTATCTGCCACTCCATCACGCGGTGGCACCAGTTGGG